TTAGTCCTTTAAAATCTTAAACCCGTCGATTTCGACGGGTTTATTGTACATACAATCTACCTATTTACTTTATAAATATTCTTCACCAGAATCTGAAACTCCTGATCGTTTTTTGATTGCTTTTATCAATACATTTAAACAATCTTGAGGATGATCGTTGATTTCTTTATCTGTAAATCTTACAATAATCCAACCACTAGAAGCTAATTCTGAATCTCTTCTTTTGTCTTTGGAGATTTTTTCTTGGTTGTTGTGCCAGATTTCACCATCAGCTTCTATTCCAATTTTTAATTGTGGAATAGCTGCATCAAGTTGATAATCCATAGTTGGTCCAGCAGCATATTGAGCATAAAGAGGATATGGCATATTTATAGAACCAACCAATGAATACAATTTCTTTTCAAGATTTGTAAACATCTTTGCTTGAGGTCTTTCAATTTTTTTAGCAACTACTGTTCTAATGTTTTCATCATCACTAAAAGATGCTAATCTTAATTCTTCTTGTGCTTCATAGTTTAAAGGCAGTGAATTATTCCCTCCAAATATAGGAGTTCTCAAAACACCATATAATCCATCATATTCTTCTGGTAAAGGTCCTAATAATGCTCTTCCTGTTACTGGTTGCATTGACTTTAAAAAACCTTCATGTGCTGCTGATTTAATTCTTTTTGATGCTACTCTTTTGTTATCACTAGAGATTTTTTCTTCAAGTCTATCTTGATAAATCTCATTTAATATCGAAGATGCAAGTTTATACATCTTATCTCTTTGAGCAGCAGTAGGAGCAGGAGGAGGACCACCTGGAGGTGCTCCTGGAGGAGGAGCTCCAGCACCAGGTTCAGGTGGTAATGGGGGAGGTCCACCCATACCAGCATCTCCACCAGTAAATCCTTGACCTGTTACTGGACCACTTGAGAAATTCAAAGAAAAATTAGGAGTACCAAAGTTTTGATCATTAATAAAGTTAGCACCTTGTTCAAATCTCAATCTTTCAATTTCTTGATCTGAATCAAGTCCAAATGCTTCAATCAAAGAAACATTAGATATAACTCCATTTTGATTTGCGGTGACAAGCATCTGTAACTTTCCAGTATCATCTCTAAGTTGCAAATCATCGAATTTAATTTTTGGATAAACAAATTCGTCTTGCCCTCTATCACCTTCAACAACAAAACCATTCCATTCTGCTACAGGTTTAAAGATACAGTTCTCCACCCAGTGAGCAACTTCTCTTCTGAATGTTTCTAATCTCTGAGCCATTGCAAGAAGACCAACTTGAGCATTACCATAAGTAGGTCCCTCTCCATTAAGAAGAGCTTTGTTTAACATGACACCATCGAGAATTTCTTGTTCAATCAATTCAAATTCACCAGTAAGAGGGTGAATCTTTCCTGTAGCTCCATACCACTCCATATCAAAGTTGTGGTGAGTTACAAGAGTTAGGTTTGGATCATTAGCAATAGATGCTAATTCATCTTGAACATTATCAATATCTTCTTGGGATGCTGGTCTGACATCACTACCAATTTTGACAACTTTGATAGGAATAATTAATCTATCAGCAATCATGAACTGTGCTTGTCTCAACTTATCCTTATATGTAAGAATAGGAAACAAAGGACGGATCATTGAAACTCCATAGTCTTCCCAAGAGTTCGATCCATATTTGAAGTGATAAATAGATATAGGACTAAGCTTTATTGGCTCATTCCTAAGAATCATTTTCTTTACTTCTTCTGGAATCTGATTGTATATTTCTTTTGGATGTCTTTCATTGACAACTCTTACTTCTTCTGCTGATGGTCTGTAAGCATAAGATGCAGCAGTATCAATCATTCCTGATGATTTGATAATATTGTCTGGATTTAAGATTGTGATTGACTTCCATGTAGCACCATCATGCTTACATTCCTCATTCTTTTTGTCATCCCAGTTTGTTCCGTGACAATGAGGACAGTCAATAGAAAGTAATGGAAAACAGTCACCTAATAAGTGATAAGTTTTGGAAATTTCAGGAAGCCATTTTTGAAAATTAAGTTTTTCTACTAACTTCTCAAAATAATCTTTGACATAAGCTGAAGAACATTCTAACTTCCATCCTGAAAATGGATAGTTAGTATAGAAGTTTATGGCAGCAGCAACTTTAGGTTCGTTATTTCTCCACCAGTTTGCCCATAGATAAACTTCACGTCTAGCATTTGGGATTTGAAATGATGAAGGAGTAAGAAAAGGGGAGTAAAAGTTAGGGGCAGTCGTAATAGTGTTTACGCTAGCAGTTTTTACTGAAGGTCCTAAACCTAATCCTATTCTACTATTTGCGTAACTTCTTTTAATTTCATCTCCGCTACTTGTTTTGGATCCTTCACCTGTTACTTGATGTGCTGAAGTTCTGATAGCGGAGGCAAGTGAAATTCTATTTGCCATGTCATTTATTATACCCAGGTTTCATTTGATGGAGCATTTTGCCAGTCTTTAGAACCTTTTCCAGATTGAATTCTAAACTGACCATTACCATTCAATAAATACTGAGAGCCATTTCCTCTTTCTTTAGTTGACATGTTTACATCAACATCATCTTCATCTCTAATTTGAGATAATTGTTCTTCTAAATTAGCTTCTGGTTCTTCTTGATTATCTTCAGGAGTATTATAAATCACAGAAACATTTTGAGGATGTAGAACTTGCAAAGTTTCAGGAGCTATTACAGATACTAAATCTGATTTCTGTACAGCTCCTCCACCAAAACTTGCTTGAACAGTTCTATACCACATCGTTATCTTCTCTGAGATCCTCTAATCTATAATCTAAACCTAATTCGTGTGCAAAGATTTCCAAATCTTTTTCAGAAAATTGATGTCCCCAATTTTCTTTGCTGTCTGATAAAAGTTGTTCTATAGTTTTATCGACATCTTTCTTATTTGTTCTTCTATCTTCAAGTTGATCTTCTTTCAAGATATCAATAACATTTTTCTTTCTATTTTCTTCTAAGAGTTGTTCGTGATTTTTCTCTTTGCTTGCAGACTTATTCAAGTGTTGGGAGACTGTCATATCATCTCCATCATCTGCTTTGTTATTGATTTCTTCTGAGATATGAATAGGATTTGATTTCTTGCTGTAGAGTTGTTCAGAATATGGTTTTTCCATTTCTCCACGATGACCCATTAATCCAGCATCATCGAGTTGTTCTTCTCTTACATGTTCAGTATCAGAAGCCTGATTATTTAATTTTCTCAAAAGCTCTTCAAGATAATGTGCACCATCTTGATTTTTTCTTTCAGGAGCTAATTGATCATTAATAACTTTATTATGATCAGATTGAGCTTGCTTTGGTCTCTTTACTGGTTTGTCATCTTGTTGATGACCCCATTTGACAGCTTTATTGTCTGATAATTGAGTTTCAATAGAATCTTCGTAGTTAGCTTTATCTCTTAACTTATTAGCACCTTGAGTACTAAAATTAAATCTAGCTTCATAACCTACTTCACCTTCGGTTAATTTCTTAGATCTTTCACCTTCTTTAAGTTCAAGAGCATTTGCTTCATTGTCTGGATGAGTATGGACATCAAGTCTTGCCATTACTTCATCATGAGTTTGGAATGCTACTTTCAACCAATCTTGATATCCACAAGTAACATGTCCATCTGTATCTGTTCTACTATCAATACAGTTATTTACACACTTTGAAATCTCCATAGGTACTGGAGCTTTATAACCTTGATACTTAGCTTTAGGACATAGTAAATAAGGTTCATTAGTTTGAGTTGAAAGTGTAGTATATGCAACTCTTCTATTTTCTTTAGGAGTGATTTCTGAATACCAGTTATGAAGTGATTTTGCAACCATTGCAATAACTTTCTTGTCATTGGAAAGAACAATTTGTCTAGCTTCTTTGACAAACTTATTTTTTCTTTCATTATTTGCAAATGACTTAAGTTTATCTATAGCATTGATAGCTTCGATCTGCCAATATCCAGAAGACTTTTCATTATTTTTGTATGCAACTCTTTCCATTTTAGCTGCTTCATTATTTTTATCTAAAAAGTTTTGCAATGCCATATAAGCAAAACGAAGAGTATTTCTTTCTTCTGCAACTTTGATATTGATAAATCTTTTTTCTAAGCTTGCTAATTTTGTTAATGCTTCAGAGTTTGAGCATTTGAGAATTTTACCTAATAGATCAGGACCACCAGAATTCATAAAATCAATTACAATAGGACTACCCATATCAAAATGGGAATGATCCATATCTTCTAAAGGATTGGATACAAAAGAGTGTTTACCAGAGAGATCTTTTGAAAGATCTTTGATAATATTAAATAAACTTTCTTCACCTAAAACCTTTTTTATTTGTTTTGGGTCATGACTGGTGTAATGTGTTTCGATTTTGTATCCCTTTTCCATATTATTTTCCCAATCCTAACATTGATAGTTCTTCTTTATCAAAGCCTCTATCTACCAATGCACTTTTGATTTGTTTGAGTTCTTCAGCAACACCTTTCTTATCAGCTGCTTCTTTGAAATCACCTTGTTTTGTTGATTTACCATAATCTTGTAAATCTAAAAGGAAACAAGCTCTAGCTATTAATTCTGCAGTTGATCTTTTCATAAAATCAGGTTTTCTGTCATAATCAATAGCAGCTGTTTTGGTGCTTTTACCTTTTGATGCTAAATCTTTTAATTCGTCTAAAGTTTCTTTGACTTTTTTGTTATTTTCTTGCAATTCATCAAGATTTACAGTTTGTTCGTTAAGAGCAGTTTTTTCATTTGTATCATCATCTTTTTGCTCTTTCTTTCTGTTATATTCTTTTACAATTTCAACAGCACGTTCAATTGTTTCTTTATCCCAATATTTTAATTTAGCAATATATCTAACAATATCGGTTTTTTCGATACCGTGGTCAAGCAATTTCCCAACTTTTCCCATTAAAACTCTAAAAGGATTGCCTCTAGTTTTCTTTTTTCTTTTTTGTACTTGTTGTGCTTGTCTGAAATTGTACACTGCCTTGACCTCTGCTAAAAATTCTCTCTTAATTTTTTCAGCATATTCAACATGATCAGGATCTAATTCATCTGTCTGTGGATCTTTTGTTCTTTTTCTTGGATCACTAGCCATTTGAATAGCATCCACTAAATGATATAGTTTGCTTTGTAAATCCTTATTTTGAATATTATCTGCTGTTGTATTTATTTGTTCAATCAAATTAGTTGGATTGTTACTAGAAACTACATCATCAAGTAGTTTCTTTAAATCAGCTTTAGTAACACCTTCAACACCATTTCCATCTAGAGGGATATTCTTATAACCACCTGAACCTGATGAATCTGGCATTTCAAAATTGGATTTTTTTCTCATTAGTCTATATCAAAATTAATGTCAATACTGTTGTAAATATCTGAGATTGTTTGTGCTCTGTTTTGAGATTTGGTTTCAAATTCTTCTGTGATATTTTTCTTGATAGCTAATCTTGCTTCTCTAGCTTTGTTTTGTGAAGCAACTCTTTGTGCTTCTCTCGCATCTAAAGCTTCAGGATCAATCATTCCAAATTGCGAAGTATGCTCTAAATCGTTAGATGTTCTCAAGATATTATGAGCTCTTGAGTTTACAACTTGAGATTTTCTTAAGTTGTTGATTTGCTTTTCTTCCCAGCTTTGATGTCTAGATGCTTTAGCTTCTCTTCTTCTTTGCATTTCAACTACAGATTGTTCACTTGTCTGTGATTGACTATTTAAGAATTCTTCTGAAATTGCAATCATATCAGGATTGAAAATAGAAGCTGATTTGGAAAGCATAGCATTCATATAATCATCAGCTGAAAAAGCTTTTAAACCACTTGTTGTAGTTCTAGCATTCAAACCCTCATCGGTTCCATAGTCAGCTCTTTTGATAGCACCTAATTCTTGAGAAAGAATTCTGTCTGCAATGCTTTCAGTTCTATGATCTTGATACATTGAAGCTCCAGAAATCTTTTCCCAGGATTTTTCGAAATTAGAAGCTTCTTTCTTTAGACCAATTGTTTCTTTTGAGATCTTAAATTGATTTTCAGCTGAGTTGTTTCTTAACTCAGCATAAGGATCATCTTCAATATTAACTTGAGATCCTACAAATCTTTTTTCAATGAAACTTGGGATATTTTCTGTTTCGTTTACTTTTCTAAATCTACTCATATTTTTTATCCTGGTATTACTCTAAGATACGTCCCAGGAGAAATCTCCTGGGACGATATTTCTTGAGGAATTATTTATCGTACTTTTTGGTAAAGAGTGCGTCGATCCACTCTTGGTCACCGTAGCCTAACTCATTCTTCCAGTAATCAACTAATCTGGAATAATCAGCATCTGTCAATGTTGCAGTCTTAACCATTGAAGAAACTGCAGCAATCTTGACTTTTGAATCGAGTTGGGAAGCCATAACATTCTTGATTTCTTTTAAGTTGTCTGTTTTAGCTGGGTTATTACCCAACATTGCTTCAACATACTCAACAGGGAAACCCTCTGCTAATGCTTTTGCAGCAAATGCTTGCTTTGCCTTTTTAGATAAGGAAGATGCTTTTTTCATTTCGGTTTTTGACTTTGCCCAGCCAGATTCTTTACCAGCAGTGCATCCACAGCTTTCACCAGCATACTTCTTGCCACATTCTTTGCACTCTTTTTCCATTGCTTCAGTTTCTTTCTCTTCAGCAATTTTAACAAGTTGCTCTCTGTAAGCTCTTCTTTGTGCAAGTTTTACATTCTTCTCAGTCTCAGCAGCAACTCTTGTTTGAATCTTTGATGCTAATCTGACTCTTCTTTCATGTCTTGCAGCTAAAATGGTGTTAGCTAATGCCTTGTCACCAGAAGCAAGTGCTGCTTCAACTGCTTCAGCTGAAAGTTGTGAAGGATGTGTAAAGTGAACAGATGCACTTTTGTTAGATTTTTTAGGACCTTTTCTGACCATATCTTTATGATCTTCAGCTTCATCACATTCGCAATTTGCTTTACCACATTCTGGACACTTTTCATCTTCATCTTCATCATCATTATTAGATTTCTTAGATTTGGACTTTTCTTGCAGTTTTTCAACATTCGGTCTTAAACCCACTGGAACATCACTAAGATCTTCAGTATCATCTTCTGATGGTTTTTTCTTATCGCCAAGCTCTTGAAGCATCTTTTTGGTTTCTTCATCCATCTTTTTAGGTGCTTTTGCTTTGGCTAGTCTTTCATTAAAGTTGTCCCAATCGATACCTTGAAATACAAGGTCAGAATCAAGAGCTTCTTCTTGAATTCTGTTTGGGAAAATTCTATCTGCCATAATTATTTTTTCTCCTCAAGAAAGAATACATTAAAGATTTCTTATTTAAAAATAGAAAATCCTGTAAGTATTTAATTAGTATCTTTATTTAAAATAAGCTTTTTTCCCTTCAAAAGAAGCTTATCTCCTATTTTTACATTTTGTTTTTCAAATGTTCCTTGATTTGCTTCTACAACAAATTGCACATTATTTGATTTAGGAACACAAGATTTTTCACTGTGAGCATCCATATCTTTGATTTCTAAGACTTTGAAATCCTTATCTAAAAAAGCTAAAGATAAACCAAAATCTACATTTTTATTCCAAAATGAGTAACAGTCTGGATAATCAAAAACAAAAAAAGCTACTTCATTTTCTTCTAATGGATCTGCATGCATTAAGCCTTTAGATCTCATTTTGTCATTATCTGCAATAAATCTAATATTGAACTCTAAACTAGGTTCATCACTGGATAGTCAGCCAGCAACTTTCTTAAATCTGCCAGAACTTGCTTTTACACTTCTAGCTTCTTCAAGATCAAATCTATCTTTAGATCTTCCTTTTCTAAATTCATTAACAGTATTTGTGCTTAAGTAATGATCTCTCAATGCTAATCTGGCTTTTTCAGTAAGCTCAACTGATCTACCATATCCAGTAACTAATCCAGCATTCTTTAGTGCTAAAAGATCATTGTCTGAAATATTGCTTGGAACTGAGCAAACTTTACCATCTTTATTAAGAGCCATTTGACTAGCTGCAGTAACTAGTTCATCTGTACTTGCATCGATAGTTCTGAGCATTTCAATATAAGAAGTGCTAATTTTTGATGCTTCTCTATTTACAGTTGGTGTAATACCTAAAAGTTGAATTTGGATGTCTGATAATCCTAATCCCTCCATAGAAGGACCATCGAAAAGCTCAGCATGCAAATCTAATGAATGTACTGGTTTGATTGGTATTGGCATAATTTTCTCCTAAATAACTCTATTATTTGGCAATCTATTAATTGCTGGGTCATCTGATTTATTTTCATCTTCAAATCTGTCAAGGAATGTTGGATCATTAATTGCAGAATTTCCTAATGTATCTGGAACTATAACTTTAGCTCCAGAACCATCAACTTGATCAGGATGGTTTTGTGCTTCTATAGAATTCATTTCATCAGCAGAAACATTTTGTCCATGTCCTTCTGGTTCTAATTTTCTTTGATCAACCCATCCACTAGAAGTTGGCTCACCTTGTCTTCCTTTATCTAGTTCTTTGTTTTCTTCTTCTATCTCTTCCCATTTAACTTCATGGTTGGTATTTTCAGTTACATCAATACTTGTTTGTGGATGATATTGAGATACCTTGATAAATAATTTGTCAGAAAGAGCAAATTTTTTATTTTTGTCTAAAAAATTACAAATATTTAATATACTCAAAACGGTTTTAGATTTCATTAAACTGTATGTCCTGAGATACCATATCCAAGTGTGTTATATGTATCTTCAACACCCCTATCTTCTTTTTCACTTCCATTAAAATCATAATAGGTGGTTGGCATTTTATTTTTATTTAATTTTTCTTCAGTAGTCATATTTGGGTCATTAGCATTTAAGTATTGACCACCTGGGGCTGGTTTATTTTGTAATTGAGCAGGGTTGATATTTGCTTTGCCATCAGGATTAGGATAGTCTTGTACGGTAGGTTCATTCCAAGTAGATGAAGTACCATCTCTATCTGATTTTGCTGAGTTATCTAAATAATTCTCTAATCCTTGAAAACCATCATCTCCATCTAAAGTTACATATGACATTTCAGGAATATGACGAAATCTATAATTGTCTACCTTGTTTCTTTCATCTTTTGGATAATCTTTAGTAACTCTACCTCTTTGACCAACTTCGTAATCTTTTGTATCATCATTAGAGACTTCAAATGCTATACGAATCATTTGATCTTCAGTTAGTGCAAAGTGAGATCTTGACGGAGGATCTGGATCTGTATATTTCTCTCTAGGAAATTCAGTGTCTTTCTTATATTTGTGTCTTTCTTCTAAACTTTGCTCCATTGTCATTAGATGTTTTTTATCAGTTTTGACGTGCTTTTTGATATAAGCAGGAGAGTTTTTGAGAAGACTATCAGCTTCTTTTTCTAAATTTTCTTTGTAGTTGTGAAGAATAGCTCTGTATTTAGTTTGCATTCTTTCTAGAGGAGTCAATTCATAATTAATAAAACCCATCTCTACATTATGTTTGTGAAAGATTGTAAGTTTTGTTTCTATACTGTCATCATTATATTCAGCATCTTGATGGGTTCTGCTAATGATTTTTTCAAAGTTGTCATCTTCATTGATGTACATATTGACAGCACTATTTTGACCTTGACTTTTACCTACACCCATAGGTTTTCTGCCAGGAGTAAAAGGAGAAGGAGTTCCTCCTCCACCAACACCACCAAATTGAGCTGTTCTTACATTCTTAGACATAATGATTTTTTCTTATTATAAATATCAATAACCTTTGATATATATTTATCTTCTATTCAAATTAACCATTTTAGATTTCGGTAATCTTTGAACTATCTTATTTGTCAAACATTCATAACTTACAGCAGCTACAGCATCACAAATATCATCTTTATAGCCAGATAATGCTTCAATATAATATCTCTTACCTTTCCATTTCTTTTGTAAAAATAAAAATTGAATTTTTGCTTCTTGTATTTCATTAAGAGGAACTAATTTATTATCATAATCAAAATAAGCACCACCAGATAAATCATAAATATCAACACGATCATCTCTAATAAGTTGAGAAAGTTCTGTATATATTTTTTCTTTATATTCTTTGTTGAATTGTCTTTCAACAATTGGCACTCCATGAGATTGAAGTTTTATCAAAGATGATTGAGAGTTCCATTGATCAATAGATACTTGTTTGAATCTAAATCTTCTGTGTAAATCTATGACATATTCTTCAACATCTTTTTCTTTTACAGGTTGATTTTTTGTCATAGGGTTCCAATAATGTATATGATCAATAACAACTCTTTTTAGTGGTTTGAAGTCAGGTCCAATAGTTCCATACATATTTTCAGTATGAGCAACAACTAAAGCATAATAGTCAGAAGTTCTAGCAGGATCTAAGTGACAAAAATAATCAAAGAATCCAGAAGCCATTTCTTTTCTTTTGACCATTGACATACTTCTAAACATTCTTTCTATATCATCTTGAACAAACATAGGATCTGAAGAAGATGCTCCGAATTCAGCTCCATATTGCATCTGAAATTCAACAGGGTTTTTCTTTTTTTGATCATCCAACCAAGCTTTATCAATATTTGGATTTGTAAGCCAAGTTGGTAGTTTCATAACTAGAGTACTATGATCTTCTAGTCTATTTTCATGTAGATCATAAAGTAATCCAATAGGTCCTTTAGGGTTGGAAAGCATCATCATTTTTCCATCTCTTCCAAATGTAGCAAGAGATGGTTTTAGATCATCATAGAGTGCATAGTCAACACCAGAATCAGGATTATCTCCTGCCATAGCTGCAACTTCGTCCATAATGATTGTCCAACAAGTAAGACCAACAAGACCAGATGCATTACTACTACCACATCTAAGAACAAGACTTCCAGCAAAAGGATTTAGTCCTTGTTCAGATCTTCTTTCGTTTTCTTTTCTGTCATGTTCAGTGTAAAAACGCATTTCAAGCTCTGTATCTTTACCAATATAAGGAGCAAAGAATGGAGAAGCTAGAACTGTTTGTTTGATTTTGGAGAAGATAGCTTTCTTAGCCTGTTCTTCATTTCTAGCAACATTAAGTAAAACTATTTCATCAAACTCCATCAATCCATATCTAGATTGAGGATGTCCCATTGAAATGAGTCTATATAACTCATAAAGTGCCATTGCTGATACTAAGAACGATTTACCAGAACGTCTTCCTAATACCAAAACAAGTTCTTGAAATTTGTATTTATTTTCGCATTTTTCCAATACTTGCATTCTAAGTTTTGGATCAAATTCTTCAGAGTTTATCAAATCCATTTCAGATTGATAGTTGTCTATGATTGGTCTTTCTTCTAATAATATAACTTGTTTTTCTGCATCAGGGTTTGTGGCTTCTTCTTTAGCTGCTTGATATCTTGATTCCTTGATTATATTGTCTTGTCTTTTGCATTGTAAACAAGGCGAATTAACTACAGAAAATATAGTCTTGAACTGCTTTCCTTCTTGGTAATTTTTATGAAAAGTTTGTTCGTTTTTATTAATATAGTTCCAAACACAACCTTCACAATCTACTTGATTTTCTTTATCATTTATTTCAAGATTTGTATTACCTTCTTGTCCCATATAGAAACACTTAAGAATAAGTTTCTGCCAAGGATAAGGTTTGAGATTACAAAAATAAGGATGTTCGATAAATGTAATAATGTCTACAATTTGATCTGGATTAAATCTTGTTTTTTCAGGAAGAGATGGAGGAGCAACTTCAGATCTTGTAGCAGGTAAAACTTCTTCTAAAAACTCTGAAGCATAACCAGATTCTTTAAAAAAATCTGTTACTGAGTTAGCTTGTTGTAATAATTGAGTTCTTAGATCGAGTTGAGATTGTTTAGCTGTATTTGGTTTTCTCATTAGTTATCTTGTTGAACTTTGAGTCTTAGTACTTGAATTTCTTCTCTAATTTTTTTCTTATCAGCTTCTGATTCCATTTGCTCATGTAGTTTTGCTAAGATCTCAAATACATTGATATTATAAATACCTTGATTATCTCTTGCTTCTTTGAGCATCATGATTTTAGTGATAAGTTTTTCAACCATTGCTGCTCTTTTTAATTTCATTTCATTATTTCTTGAGCAATCAATACCTCTTACATCATCTAATTCTACGAGTAAAGCTGTTAATGCAAGTTGATGTTCTCTAAAAATCCAAGGAGTGATAAGTTCTTCTCTTTGTTCGTAATTTTTGAGACCTGATATGGAGATTTTCTTAAAATCACAATGCATCTCCATATGTGTATTTACTTGCATCCAGTTTAATTTTGCATCATAATGTTCTGCAAAAAATGCGATTACAGCTTGATTTTTCTTTCCTGAATCAAGATATACATGTTCTACTAAATCTCTAAGATGAGAAGTACAAATAACACATCTTGGTTCTATAAACTGAGGATAAGAAATATCAGTCATATTATCAGGAGGAAGTGGAACTAAAGGTTGTTCTCCCTCTTTGATATCCCTGAATAATCTTGATGGTTTTTTTGGACCATCTTCAGGAACCATTAGTGCATCAACAGTCTGTTTATTTTGTTCCATTTTAAGTGTTATACAAAGCTAAACAAGCCGCTTGAAAAAGCGGCTTGTTTAGTACAGAATATAAAATTAATCTCTTAATGCTCTTTTCAATCTTGCATAAGGAGAAACAGTGTCAGCAGCTTTTACCATAAATTCATCTGCTAAACCAAAACTAGAATAATTCCCTAATGTAAACTTTTCACTTGAAGAAGTTGCATTTGAAAGATCTACATCTGCAGAACCTTTTCTCATAGATACAACATACTTATTCTTAGATGCTGTCTTTACTTCAGCTTCTTGGGATTGTGCAATTAATACACTGTTCAATAATGTTTCTTCAACGTGTGGTTTTAAGGCAGAGTGTAAATTCTTCATTCCAACAGATGAACCTTGTGCAAGTTCAGCCATTCTATGCCAATAATTCAATCCTCTGTCATCTGTCTTTACGATTGCATATGGACCTGAACAAAGTCTCTTAGCAAATTCTCTTGCACTAACTTTGGTTAAGGTTTTTTCAATAATTGGAGCACAATCTGAATACTTAGTAGGAACAACAGCAACTTCAACAACTGAGTTTGCTTCTTGGACATTAGTATCATCAAATAATTTAGATGCAACTCTGTTAGCTAAATCTAAATCATAGTTATCAGCTGCCAACAATTCAACAATCTCAGACTTATCAAAACCTTGATTTTTTAATTTTTGAGCTTGACTACTAGCTACAACATAAGCGCCATCATGATGAGATTTGAGTTCATTACGCCAGTTGTAAATCATGTCATTTGGATTATTTTCAGACACTTTATTTTCTCCCCTTAAAAGAAAATAACCCCCAGACATTTTTGGGTTGTCTTAGGAGTTTTGGTGGAACATAATTACATAATACAAAAATATTTAAAAAATATTCCTAGTCAAATAAGAAGTCTTCCCCTAATATACCTCTTAATTGTTCTAGAGCTTTTGACAATCTTTTAGAAAATGCTCCCTGAGTAATTTGTAATTTTTCTGCAGCTTCTTTTTGATCAAACTCTTCAAAGAAATATATTTGTATTACTTCCCTATTTTTTTCATTAAGTTGATTTACTGCTTCATGTAAAGTAATAACAGTATTTATATTATTGAAAGGATCTTCGTGTTTTTCTTCAAAATTATGTTCTTCAATTAACTCTTCTTTACAAAAATACTTATCAGTTAAGTATCTAAAGAGATTTATATCAATTCTTGTGGATAAATAATAGGAAAAATAAGATAAATCAGGATCATAGTTATCAACAAGTTTTTTTAGTACAAAAATAAACTCTTGTGAAAAATCTTCTCTATGTCTTGATAATCTGTTGTCTTTCTGAATACATCTTTTGACAGAAGACAAGAATAAAGGTTTGTAAAAATCTAATAACTCAAACAGTAAAGCTTGATTTTTTTTCTCTTTGTATTCTTTAATTAGATCATTTATAATTTCATACTTGTCTTCAATCATAAAGAACTTATACAGTTACAAGTTTATAGAAGAGAAATGGAAGTGCATAATCTTTGTTGCCAAAATCTCTCAAATCTATAATTGTATTTACAACTTGCTCTATCATATAAGAAATGTTTTGAGAAGATAAATCTCGCTTTTTATTCATTTCAATCTTTACACGAATAGGATTTTGAGATTTCTTTGTGTACGATACAGAGTTATAATCACTACCAAGATATTTTCCTAAAATATCTTCCAGTTCAAGCATAGAAGTGACTGTTTCAGAATTATAAATACTCTTCTCTTTGCAATCAGAACATACTAACAAGAAATGAAGTTGATAAAGCAAGATCATAAGTAACCCTTGATCTGTAACTGCTTCAATCATTTCTTCATATTTTTGCAGAACTTTATCAATATCTTTATCAAAAATACTTTCAATAAAATCAAATACATCTGTTTCTGATTTAAATAAACAGTTGGAAAAATCCTCAACATTAATAGTTTTAGTATATGAAGAAATCTTGTCTATTTCTTGAAATAATAAGTCCAAATCATAAGCTAATAATTCTTTTTTATTATTAGCTGCTTTTGATTTTATTCTAAGTATAGGAGGATTACTTACTATCCATGTCATAGCATCTGAACTTATTAGCATGTCTTTTTTAGATAAGTAGTTGTTCAGTTGTCTTTTGAAATTATTAACATCTCCAAATAAAGGAAATGAGACATCAAAAATATTTCCTGATTTCTTGATAGATTGTATGAGTGAGTTTCTTCCATCAAAATTATCTTCTTCATAATATAAAAAATGTGTACCACGTTGCTTTTCAATATCAGAAGCAATAATTTTCAAACTTTCAATGTTTGGATTGATATGAAGAAATATTTTATTAGTGTCAAAGAATATGGAAAAACTTAAGCTATTTTCTTCAGTACGATCAACAAAGATGAGTTTCTTATTAGGAAACTCATCTTTCAATTTAGCTTTGACTAAGTTTATAGAACCAATATATATTCTTGACATTTTATTGCATTGGGAAGATTAGATATTTTGTATTCTTAGATTCAACAACTAGTAGGGAGAAATTGTTGTAATCTTTGAAATGAAACACAACATTTTTCTCTACGTGATCAAGAAGCTTTATCAAATGACTTGTTAGATAAGTTGCTTCAAAATCAATAACATTCTCTTCTAGTGTTATTTTATCAGATGCTCCACCTTTTCCAGAAGTAACTGCTGACAAATTAAGTGTATTTTGTTTGAAAGTAAATTTGACTATATGAGAGCTGGAAATGGAAGAAATAAACTTCATAGATTTCTGCAACTCATCTCTAGGTATTGAGACACTAAAAATATCTTTAGCTTCCTGAAAAAAGTTTACTAGATTTTGAAATACTGATTGATAAGTATTGTTTTCACAAGAAGTAAAGAATATTCCATTATGCCATTTAATAAACAATTTATTTTTAGCAAATGAATATTCATGATCTTCTGAAAATCCTAATACACTAGTTATGAGATCACAGGATATCTTGGAAAGTAACAAAGATTTTTGCTCAGAATAGTCATTACCAAAAATAGCTATCCTATGCTTATCTGATGTGACACTATGGAACAAATCATCTTCTTCAAATAGTAATAAGCTTGAATATGGAAATTCATCATATTCTGGAGCTGTACAGAAGACAGTGTTAGTGATAGCTTCATATAAATTCTTTGAGTTAAGCTCGTTGTATTCTGAAGCTACTATGAAGCTATCCAAGTATGACTTTTCAGCATCTTCCAAAGTAGATGTCTCAAGAACAACTTTGGTTTTTTTGTTTCCTAATATCAATGAATTTTTATCACTAACATAAGCAAACTGTATTTCATCTACAGGAAAGTTTGATATTGAATTGAAAAAAGAGTTGCTGTCAATCGAAAAGCAATTATCTTCAGAACAACTAATTCCTAAATTAAAATAGCATCCAGAGATACCATTTTCAAGAAAGATATTCAAGTTGTTATCTTTTGAAAAGAAAACAAGTGAGTTAGGCTTGTTATCTCTTTGGATAAGTCTTGTCTTCTCAAGCTTATTTAGATATGCAAAAAACTTTATTACTTGAGATTTATCAAAAGCAAATTTCAATGTAGCTGCCCCTGGAATTCAATGTCAATTAATGGATCCAAATAGTTTGCAATACGATTCATAAAAGTATTTTCATCACTACAATTTACAATCATTTGATCTTCATATAAATTCCAAGCACTGTTAACTTGCCGAAGAACATCCATTTTGTTGACAATTAAGAAATCTACGCCATTCATTTTACAAGCTTCATTAACTTCATCAAGATCTAACCAATCTATTTGTCTTGGTCTACCTGTTGTAGCTCCGTACTCTTGACCAATCTCACGCAGCATTTCAAATCG